GAACTCTTTGGTCAGTTTAAATTTAATCGAGGGGGCAAGTATGTAATCATTGTTGAAGGTGAACTGGATATGCTTTCAGCATATCAAATGCTTGCTGACTACAATAAACAACGGGGAAGTGATTTTGAGGTTGCTGTTGTGTCCCCCACTACAGGTGCCAATTCACAGAAGCAAATAGCAGCACAGTACAAATTTTGTGATAGCTTCGAGCAAGTAGTCCTATGTTATGACCAAGATAAGGCAGGCAAGGCAGCAGCAGAGAAAGTGATTCCAAACTTGCCTAAAGGTAAGGTTAAGATCATGACTATGCGATACAAAGACCCTAATGAATATCTTATGAATGGTAAGCAAAAAGAATTCATTAGTGATTTTTATAATGCTAAGACTTTTACGCCTGCGGGTGTTGTTGGTAGCGGTCAGTTATATGAGCGGTTGCTAGAAAGTACTCTCACTAAGAAAGTACCTTTGCCTCCGTTTATGGTTAAATTAGATGAGATGCTTGGTTCAATTGAACTTGGGACAATTGGGGTTATTGCTGCTGGCAGCGGCGCAGCAAAGACAACTGTAGCAAACGAACTAATTTATTATTGGTTGTTCAACTCACCATATAAGGTAGGAGTTGTTAGTTTAGAACTAACCTGCGGTCAGTATGCTCAAGCGATGTTATCTCGCCATATTGAAAATAAAATTTCTAATATTAAAGACCCTGAAGATAAGCTAAGATATTTGGAACAGGAACGAGTAAAAGCCAAAGCTGATGAATTGTTCAAAACCGCTGACGGTCAGGATCGTTTCATGTTGATCGATGAAAGGGATGGTAGTATCGAAGTCCTTCAGGATAAAATTGAAGAAATGGTTATTTCTTGCGGCGTTAAAATAATTATACTTGACCCAATTTCTGATTTAATGGACGGATTACCACTCGACCAGCAAGCTAATCTTATGAAGTGGCAGAAGTCAATGGTTAAAAACTATAATGTTACTTTTATCAATATTGCACACATCCGAAAGGGAAGTAACAACAAGGATTCAGCTAGCACGGGTGCCTTTGTGCCGGAAGAAGCAGTTATTGGAGCATCACAGCAAGTTAAAAGTGCTTCATGGGTAATTATGTTAAGCAGGGACAAGTATGCAGAAGATGACGTTTTAAGGAACACTACTCACATTGTTCTATCAAAGAACCGAAGTAATGGTGTTACAGGTAAAGCAGGTTCTATGTATTATTGCAATCAGACTCACCGACTATATGACTTGGATTCTTATTTAAACGGTAATATTTAATGCGTCGAGTCAAGAATGCAAAACCAGTTAGTAATATTCCTTGGTCAGATATGTTGTATTATGATGAAACAAGTCCTTCGTGTTTAAGGCACAAATCAGATAAGATTCGACCAAACAATTTATCAGTGGCTCGTTATGCTGGTGAAGTGGCTGGAAATGTAAATAAGGAAAATGGATATTGGGTTTACTGTTCAGCACTTTATGGTAATTTTCAGTGTCATAGAATTATTTGGTTTCTTTCCTACAATGAGGATGTTCCTGTTAACTCGATTATTGATCATGTTGATGGAGATAAATTAAATAATAAGATTTCCAATTTACGATTAGTTTCTGAAGCAGAAAATACTAGAAATGTACCGATGTATAAGAATAATACAACAGGGACTACAGGTGTTTATCTTGATCGAAAGTATAAAGAATTTTATTATTGGAAGGCTTCTTGGATGGATTTGGATGGTAAGCAAAGATCAAAATCGTTTTCTATTACAAAACTAGGAGATGATGTTGCATTTAAATTAGCCTGTGAATGTCGAAATAATATGATTGAAGAACTAAATAGCCTTGGTGCTGGTTACTCCGACAGACACGGCAAATAACCATTGACAGAGGGTGATACTTTAGGGTATCATCCTTTATTATTTTATAGGATAGCATTGATGGATAAACTAAAGGATTGGATTTACGATTTGGAAACATTCAAGGATGTTTTTACATTTAGTATCGTTCGTTCTGATGGTAAAAACAAAGTTACATTTGAATGCAGCAGAAGAAAGAACCAGTTTGACCGCATTGAGAATTGCATAGAATTCCTGAAGAAGAATGAATGTCGCCTCGTTGGATTCAACAATGTAGGGTTCGACTATCCTATTCTTCATAAGCTGTTGACTCAAAAGCGCAGACCAAAATCAGGAGAGGGTATCGCCAAGTTTGCATATGAACTGGCACAAAAACAAATTGATTCATTTAAAGATGGTTTTGGTGAAACAATTAAATCAGATGACCAAATTGTAAAGCAGGTTGACTTGTATCGTATTCATCATTTTAATAATAAAGCGAAAGCAACTAGCCTCAAGATGATCGAATTCAATATGCGCCTAGATCAGATTGAGGATTTACCATTCAAACCTGATGCTGACTTAACTGATGATAATATTGAAAAGATTGTAGAGTATAACGAACACGATGTAGAATGCACTCGTAAATTTTATATTGAAAGTTTACCTAGTATTGAATTCAGATATAACCTGAGTGAAAAGCTAGGTAAGGATTTCACCAATGCTGATGATACTAAAATCGGTGCTGAATACTTTCAAATGGAACTTCAGAAGGTTGGGGTAAAGCTAAAGAAATTCAAAGACGGTAAGGAAGTTCTTAATCAAACCAAACGAAACAAGATTGTAATTAAAGATATTTTATTTGATTATTACAAATTCTCTCGTCCTGAATTCAAAGCTGTTCACGCTTGGTTCGCCAAGCAGGTAATTACTGAAACCAAAGGGGTATTCTCAGATATTGAGGAACACGAATTAGGGGAATTAGCTCAATACTCAGAACTTACAGTAAAGAAGAAAAGGTTCAAGGTTAAACCTACTGATTTAGATATTCTTGATTTTAAATCAGAGCATCATCTTGGTTGGATTGTAGAGGAAGAACTGAAGGCAACTGAATACGCTTTTGATTCAGAAGGTAATCATATTCTTGAATATCAATTAGATGAAGACGGTTGTCCTGATTTAACTAAGAAGCAAAAGAAGAAACGAATTCCAAAGAAATCCTATTGGGGTCATTGGAACGTAGCTGAAACTCTTAATGTTTTGGTTGATGGGTATCGCATTGACTTTGGTGTAGGTGGCATTCATGCAAGTCTATCTGAAAAGGTTGTAAAAGAAACTAAATCATATATGATTAGGGATGCTGATGTATCAAGTATGTATCCTAATATAGCAATTAGTAATAAGGTATACCCTCTTCATCTTGGTACAGCATTCTGTAGTATTTATCAAGATATGTATGAACAGCGAAAGGCTTTCCCAAAAGGCTCTGCCGAGAATGCAATGTTAAAACTTGCCCTGAATGGAACTTACGGGAAATCGAATGATAAGTATTCAGTATTTTACGACCCTCAGTTTACAATGGCGATTACCATCAATGGTCAACTATCTCTGTTGATGCTTGCTGATAGGTTACTTAAAATTAATGCTTTGAAACTTGTTCAATTAAATACTGATGGTGTTACAGTAGCAATGCTTAGAAGTTCTGAGAACGAATACAAAGAAGTTTGCAAACAATGGGAAGCTGATGTTAAACTTGATCTTGAGTTTGTTGATTATTCTAAAATGATTATCAGGGACGTAAATAATTATATCGCCAACTATACTAACGCCAAGGTCAAGCGCAAAGGTGCATATCAATATGAGGGGTTGGGTTGGCATATGAATCAATCATCCTTGGTTATTCCTATGGCTGCAGAAGCAGAAATGCTTAAAGGTATTCCAGTTGAAGAATTTATTAGAAATCATACAGAAATATTTGATTTTCTCTTGAGAACTAAAGTACCAAGGTCATCTAGGCTTGTGTTAGAATACGAAGATAGGGAAGAACCTCAACAGAATATTTGTAGGTACTATGTTGCTAACAATGGTGGTAAGCTGGTAAAGATCATGCCACCTCTTGAAGAAGGTAATGAAGAGCGTAGACTTAGTATTGATTCAGCTTGGAAGGTTAAGACCTGTAATAATATGAAGGATTTCGACAATGATATTAATTTTGATTATTATATTTCAGAGGCTAAAAAACTTGTAATTACCTCTTGACTCGCTCAATAGCACAACGTATAATCACTACATACCGTAAAGCAAACACAAAGGAGTACCAAATGAAATTTAATAAAGTAACTACTGCACAAGACTTTAA